CCCTTTGCGCAGTACAAAGTTGGCCCGGATGGCTTTTTCGATATCGGACAGGGGTATCATCGATTTTTTAATATCGGGATCACGGAATTGGAAAGCGCCGTTCCAGCCTTCTGCGCTACGTCACTCGTAAATTGTTTCCTTCGCGAAGCCTGCATATTCATGGCGTCCGGGGAGGTATTCAATCCTTCTACCGGCCCTTGTCCAAAATTCCCTGCCCGCTTAATAATAGTATGCACCTCCGGATCATTGCTCCCGATGTCATAAAACGACTGTACTTTCTGTTCTGGATTGGCCTTCAACATGTCAGGGCGCTGGTTAAACAGCAGGGCGTGGGTCATCAACTTACTAGCGGTTGCCGGCCCTAGACTTCCTCGCAGATAGGCATATGCGTTACGAGCATCATCACTTTTCAAGTCAGTGAATCCTCTCCCGATGACGCCGGATAAAATGTCCCGGATGGAATTTGTCTGTCCAGGATCATTGGGCGGAGCATATGGCTGTCCCTGGGTAGCTACCATGGCTGCGGGGGGGGATGAATTGTAGTTTAACATATATTTAGTTAGCCAAAAGTAGGTATTTTTGTAAATATGACCTAAATAAAGCTAATTATGGATATGTTTGTAGCCCCCCTCAATACCGTGTACGCCACCCTGGAAAAGAAGTTCTACGATACCATCACCTTCGACAGCGGGGTACAGTTGTACCGGGATACGAGTTTTCATCCGGAAGAGTATACCATGCTTCAAGCGACCGTGATTTCCGTACCAAAGGCCATTATGAAGCGACCGGATTACGCGGGTATGTCCATCGACCTACGGCCGGGGGACACTATTTTAATACGTTATGATGTGGTGTATAGCTATGTGAAGCAACCTGACCGGGACACACCGATCTATAAGAATGTACTCTTATATAAAGGAAATGAGTATTGGAAGGTGGACCTGCAAAAGATCTTCGGCGTTATCCGGGACAATCGAATCGATATGATTAATGGCTATGTCTGCTGTGATCCGCTCGCCGAAGACCAGGGCGACTACGGGGTGTTGATACGCCCGGAGCACTACCGGATGACGGAACGCGATGATACTATGCGGATAAAATACATCGGGAAGCCGCTGGGGGATCAGCCGATGCTGAGTGTGCAGGAAGGAGATGTCATCCACTGCTTACCGGGCGTTGCCCAGCGGTATGAAATTAATTTACAGCATTTCTACATCATAAAGCAATCGCATATCCTAGGTATCGTCGAAAAGGGGGCAGAAACTTCAAATAGTTCCTTGAGCGCCCACCCATGATGGGTAATTTTATCCATGACGCTCGACGTGGCCTACAGTTATCTGAACCTGGAGATCAATAAGGTGTCCGGCACCTATTTTACTCCAGCGGATTTAGATTTAATTGTAGATCGCGCTCAGATGTCTTTGTTTAATGATTACTATAAGGAATTCGGGGCCTCTCAGCGCTTGAACGATGCCTTAGCGCCGTTCAAGCGAACCTTTACGTTCACGCCCATCACCTGCCCCAGTGGCCTCATAGACGTACCGGACGACTACGAACACATGCTGAGCGTGTATACCATTATTCAGAACAGCAGTACCGGCCTGCCGCAAAACCGGCCTGTGCCGATCCTCAACGAAGATGAAAAAGTAGCCCGGGATAACTCCCAGATCTACCCGCCATCGCTGATGGATCCATATGGAGTCATCATGCAAAACTGGGACGTGCAGCTATACCCAGCTGTGCCGCAGGCCGGGGTGCTCTATTACCTGGGTCGCCCTCCTGCTCCTTTTTATGCGTACACAGTTGTCAGTGGCAGGGTGATCGTTTATGATCCGGTGAATTCGGTGCAACTGGCCTGGGCCGATAAAGACTATGCCAGTATCCTCGTCAAGGCCTTATCGGTTGTAGGTATCACGATGCGGGAGCAAGACGTCATCCAATATGCAGAAATGAAAAGTCAACAAAACTTAGGACAGAATCCGGATAAGATATAATGGCGACTACTAAAGCTCGGTTGGCCGAGGAAATACTACTTCTATTAAGTGGCGGACGTATAGGCGTTGCCACGAAATTTCATATCAATGAGATTAAGATCAGTGTATGTCAGGTCGCGAATCAACTTTTAAAGCTGGAATATTTCAGCACGCTTACCCCGTTGCAAGAGTTTATTCCGAACGGGGCAGCGATTGCCACTTATGAAAACAACCTAGTCACACAATGGAGTAATACCAGTAAGACCGTGCTACCGGCCATGCCCCTGCGTTTACCCAGAAACCTGGGGGTATATCAGATCTTCAGCCACGCGGATTATTTTACGGAGTTTATCCCCTTACAATTGGGGGAGGCCTCGATCATTCGATCCCAGGGATTGGTAAGCCAGCTTTCCGGGTATACCGGATATGAGGTATCCGGTCTGGATGTCATCTTCACGCAAGACCTAACGATCCCGAACACCCCTGTATATATAACCGTGCGCCTGGTTATCCTGGATTTCACCCAATACGGCGATTGGGATCCGTTACCCCTGGCTCCCGAACACGAATGGGAGATCAAGCAGCAGGTGTACAAGCTGTATATGAACGAAGAAATTCCCGATAAGCTGGTGGACCCCGGCGTCAAGGAAGGAAAGATACCGCTGAGACAACAAGAACAAGCATGATACGCACGATCAACATTGTAATAGTCAATAATGGAAAGGTTGAACGTTGTTCTTTTGATACAAACAATGTTTCAATGGACGATATCCGCAACCCCGAGAAAAACCTTGTTATCGACTACGAATATAAAAATGATGATGATCATAAAATTAATATATGGACGACGCTAAGTCATTCACCTGGAGATAGAGACTTGCCTGGGTACGATGCCTTTTTTACAGGGCGGGGTGGTAAATGAAATTCATCAGCCATGATAGTATTAACAATAATCAGTGAGGGCGACCGTCAACGTCATTGGATCAAAGAATTTAATGAGGATTCTGAGTTGAAATGTTCTTCGCGGATTGAGCGATTGTTTCAATGGCCTGAAATTGTTACGCCAGGAGCAAACCGCATAATAGTGGATAGACTAAAACCAACAAATGAACTTCACCAGTCTTGATACCATTGCCCGTTCAATGCTCTTGCAAAAGGGCCTACCGCTCCATTGGTACGTTCAATTCTTAAAATACAGCAGCGATGCCATTCGGGAGTTGTGCTTTGATTCGATGCGTGCCATTAACACGGTTGTGCTCGATATCAATCAGCTAAATTTTGCGGCTGATCTGCCTTGCGACTATGTCGATTGGATTAAGGTAGGGGTGCCGCAAGGACAAATGGTGCAGCCTTTGGTACAACGCCCCTCCATTAATAGGCTATCTAATTTCACCGCCCAGGGACAGCCGACTACCTACGGCAATAGACAAACGGTTAACATGGATTTCCCCTTCTGGCCAGGGTATTGGATGTTTCAGAATATCGATGACCTGGGGGAGAATGTGGGTAGACTGTTCGGGTATAATACCGGATTCACGAATAACTTTTTCAAGGTAATACCCGAGCGGGGGCAGATACAGTTCGCGGAGACCTTGCAACAAACAAAAGCGGTCTTGGAATACATCTCCAGTGGCCAGACAACAAGCAATGCCACGAAGATCGATCCACAATGCCAGGCCGTGGTAGAAGCCTATGATGATTGGAAATACAAATTGCATAGCAAGCGCTTCTCGATGGGGGAAGTACAAGAAGCCTTTCAGTTGTATAAGATTGAGTTACGAAGATTTAGGGCTCGCAAAAGTGATATCACGCCTTGGGATATCCGACAAGCTATCTATAAAAATTATATGGGAGCGCCAAAAACATAACCAATAAAAAGCCCCCTATAAAAATAAGGGGCAAAAAAATAAAGTGATATAGAAATGCCAGCATAAATGTACGGCTATTCATGCAGATTGAAAAAAAATATTGGAATGATATGTTGGATGGCGATAGCGCGGACTTCCGCGTTATGCCCAATGCCTATATCAACCTGGAGGACTTCCGCTTTGGGCCCACCAGTGATAAAGGTTTTGCTGAACAGCTGGAGGCAAATGGCTCTACGGCGCTTATTTCAAATACCGGGTTGCCAGCTGGCATGAACTACTGTATTGGGACGGCGGATGACTTCCCCAATCGGCGGATCGTTTTTTTTATTTGGAATAGCAATGGCAATCATGGGATATACTGTTATGACTATATCCTGGCCACGATCAATACGGTCTTGCTTTCCAGTCAGGTAACCGGTGGACTGAACTTCGACAAATACCACCTAATCCATTCCGCCCGGATAGAGAACGCGAATGTTTATTGGACCGACAATTTCAATGAACCCAGAAGGCTCAACATTGATGCAGGGATTCGAATGAACCAGGGTATCACCCCTCCGCTCCTGTCGCAGTTTAAAAATATAACGGCGATCCCAAAC